TTATTTATTAGAGGAATACAAGTTTATAGCACTGCAGGTTCTGAAACTACAGGAGCTAATAGGTGGTTAGAAAAAAAAGATTATACTTATTTACAAGAGTTTCAAGATGTAACAGGAACATCAGCAGCTCAAGGTCAACCTAAATATTATGCTATGTTTGGTGGAGGTACAGGAGAATCTGATACTACATCAGGACGTATAGCTTTTGCTCCAGTTCCTAATACAACTTATAGATTTAGAGTGCATTTTAATAAAATGCCAGATCTTTTAGAAGGTAGCGGAACTAACTATATTAGTATGAATTTTTCAAATGGGCTTTTATATTGTTGCTTATCAGAGGCATACGGATATTTAAAAGGCCCTATAGACATGTTGACATTATACGAGAATAAATATAAACAAGAGGTACAGAAGTTTGCTAACGAGCAAGTCGGTAGAAGACGAAGAGACGACTACACAGATGGAGCAGTTAGAATACCGATTAACTCAGCAAACCCATAGGAGATAAATTATGGCAATAACATCAGCAATATGTTCAAGCTTTAAACAAGAGCTTTTACAAGGTAAACACAGTTTTGAATCTTCAGGTGGACACACTTTTAAGATTGCTCTTTTCACAAGTTCTGCATCATTAGGTGCAGCTACAACTGACTATTCAACATCAAATGAAATATCTAATACATCTGGATCTGCATATACTGCAGGTGGCGCAACTTTAACAAACTCTGGTGTATCATTATCTTCAACAACTGCATTTACAGATTTTTCTGATGTAACTTATTCATCAGCTTCTTTCACTGCAAACGGAGCCTTAATTTATAACACAACAACAGATGGTGGTTCTTCAACAACTGATGCTGTTGCGGTTATAGCTTTTGGTGGTGACAAGACAGCAAGTAACGGAACTTTTAAAATAGAGTTTCCAACAGCAGACGCAAGTAACGCAATAATCAGATTAGCATAGGAGGCCGACCATGTCGGTAACTTCAGGATGGGGCCGATTAACCTGGAATCAGGCTAATTGGAACGAAGCTACAACTTTAAAAACAGGTTGGGGTGCAAAATCTTGGGGCGAAGATGAGTGGAGCGAATTAAAAGATGCCGTTGCACAACCTTCTGGTTTATCTATAACATCTAATGTTGGATCTATAACTCCTGCTGATCAAACTCAAGGTCTAACAGGACAATCAATAACATCATCTGTTGGCACAATAACCCCTGTTCAAATGCAGGTTGGTTTGTCTGGTCAATCAATAACCTCTTCAGTTGGATCTTTAACTGTAAATGACATGACAATTGGTTTGTCAGGTCAATCAATAACTTCTTCTATAGGTGTTATAACACCTAACGATATAACCCTTGGTTTAAGTGGTCAATCTTTTACATCAAGTTTAGGCACAGCTGTTGCTCCTAATAATACAGCCATAGTATCTGGCTTATCAATAACTTCTGCTCAAGGCACTGCTGAAGCAACAGTTGATGTTACGGTAGCACCTTCTGGTCAATCTTTTAACGCTAGTTTAGGAACAGTAACTATACCAAATGATGTAGTATTTTTATCTGGTCAACAAATTGAATCTCAACAAGGATCCATAATTGGATTAGGTGGTGCTGTTGCTCAACCAACTGGTCAATCTAGTACAGCATCTGTAGGATCTTTAACCATAGAAGAGGGACTAGGATTAACAGGTCAATCATTTAGCGCTAGCGTGGGAACTATAGCCCCTGTGGATATGCAGGTTGGATTAACTGGTCAATCAATAACTACAAGCATTGGAACCGTTGATATATTTGCATATGGAGATGTTGACACTGGAGACAATACATCTTATAGTAATGTTTCGACAGGATCGAATGATACATATTCGGATGTTGCAACTGGATCAAATACAAGTTATAGTGACGCTGCATAATAGGAGATAATTTATGGCATCAACATACACACCTTTAGGTGTAGAACTTCAAGCAACTGGTGAAAACGCCGGTACATGGGGAACAAAAACTAATACTAATTTACAAATTATAGAACAAATTTCTGGTGGCTATATTGCTAAATCTATAGCAGGTGGCGCTCAAACAACTGCACTAGCAGTTTCTGATGGATCAACTGGTGCAGAACTTTCTCATAGAATGATTGAGTTCACAGGTACAATCACAGGTAATCAAATCGTAACTATTCCAATCGATGTGCAGACCTTTTATTTTTTAAGAAACTCAACATCAGGTTCTTATACTGTTCAATTTAAATATGCATCTGGTTCGGGAGACTCGTTTACTTTTTCAGCAACAGATAAAGGTGATGCTCTTGTATTTGCAACTGCAAATGATGGAACTAATCCAGACATCGATACTTTACCAGCTGGTGATGTTACACTTACTGGAACACAAACTTTAACAAACAAAACTTTAACAGCTCCAAAAATTGCAGACGCAGGTTTTATTGCAGATGCAAATGGAGCGGAACAAATTATATTTCAAACAACAGCTTCAGCAGTTAATGAATTAGAAGTAACTAATGGTGCAACAGGAAATCCACCTATCATAGGCGCGAGTGGAGAAACTAACGTTGATGTTCATATTAAACCAAAAGGAAGCGGAGAAACTAGAATTGGTACAGGAGCAGCTGCAGCTACTTTAACGACAGATGGTGCTCATGATTTAGTTTTAGATACTAACTCTGGAAGTAATTCTGGTACAATTACAATAACAGATGGTTCAGGTGGTAATATTACTATCACACCAAATGGGTCGGGAAATATTGTTCTTGATGGACTTACATTTCCAAATGCTGATGGGTCAGCGGATCAGGCTTTAATTACAAACGGTTCTGGAACTTTAAGTTTTGGATCAGCGGGAATTTCAACAGGAAAAGCTATTGCAATGGCAATAGTTTTCGGATAAAAGGAGTAAATTATGGCAGCACCAAATATAGTATCGGTATCATCAATCATAGGAGAATCCCAAGGTTTTCAATTGGACACAACTACTACTACAGCTTTAATAACTGTAGCAGCAAATAAATTAGTAAAAATTAATAGAATTTCAGTTGCAAATATTGATGGAACAAACGCAGCTGATGTAACTGTAGGAATTGATAAGGCAACAAGAACTTCAGCAGCAACAGGATCATCTGTATCTGGAGCTCTTTTTAAAATAGCTAGCACTGTTTCAGTTCCAGCTGATGCAGTTTTAGTTTTAACAGATACACCTATCTATCTAGAAGAAGGTGATGTATTAGAAGGTGGAGCAAGCGCAGCTTCAGATTTAACGCTTTTTGTTTCATATGAAGTTATAGACGACTAGGGGGTTTAAATTATGGCTGGCAATGGCGGAATAATTGGACCAATAAACGTAACGTCTCGTGGTACTAATAAAGTTACATCTACAACATCTACTGGATCATCAACATTTACTACACAACCAGGAACTAGACTTGCAAGAGTTTTAGTTGTTGCAGGCGGAGGTTCTGGTGGTATTAACCAAGGTGGTGCTGGTGGTGCTGGTGGTTTTGTAGAAGTTTGCACTGTTTCAGTATGTGGTAATACAGGTTATCCACTTGTGGTAGGTGGAGGTGGAGCTGCCAAAGCTAGTGGCCCTGCTCCTAATTCTGATGGTGATCAAGGTACTAATTCAACAGGTTTTTGTTTAACAGCAGTTGGTGGTGGAGAAGGTGTAAGTGTAGCTCGAGGTGCACCTCCTTCACCTGCAACAGGTGGAGATGGTGGCGATGGTGGATCAGGTGGTGGTGGATCAGGAGCTTATTATCAAATTACAGCTGGAGGACCAGGAACTCAATCTAGTCAACCTGGTTTATCAGGATCATCTGGTCATGGAAATAACGGTGCTGGAAATGCTGGACCTGCTGGATCTACTCCATGTAAAGTTGGAGCTGGTGGTGGAGGTGGAGCTGGTGCAGCTGCATCTAATACTAGTGGAGTTGCTGGTAGTGCAGGTGGTGCTGGTAAAGCAAGTAATATAACAGGTTCGTGTGTAACCTACGCTGGAGGTGGAGGAGGATCTTCTGGAGGTCCTGCACCAACTAACGCAGCTGGCGGAGCAGGTGGTGGTGGTCAAGGAGCACTTGGAGCTAGTGGAGCAGCTGCAGGATGTGCTAATACCGGAGGCGGTGGCGGAGGTGGATGTGCAGCTTCAGGAGCAGGTGGATCAGGAGTTATAATAGTAAAAGAATTAGACAAAGCTTCAGGAGTCTGGAGTCTTAATGAACAAATAGATCAACAAGATGCAGGTTTATGGCCATCAAGAGCAGAGACAATAGATTATTTAGTTGTTGCTGGTGGTGGATCTGGCGGATTTAACAGTGGTGGTGGAGGTGGTGCAGGAGGTTATCGTGCATCAGGATTTGGCCCTAGTCCATTACAAGGGACAGCACAAAGTTTAGGTTTAGGAACATATGCAATAACAGTTGGAGGTGGTGGATCTGCTCCTCCTGGTCCAAACAATAGAGGAAATAATGGAGCTGATTCAGTATTTGGATGTATTACATCAACAGGTGGTGGAGGTGGTGGATCTTTAACCGATCAAACTGCAAACACTGGAGGATCTGGTGGTGGAGGTGGTCGAAGTTCTTGTGGAACAACTAAATGTGGAGCTGCAGGTAATACTCCTCCTCAAGATCCTTCTCAAGGTAATCCAGGTGGTAACGCGTCAGGATCAATTCCGACTACAGGTGCTGGTGGTGGAGGTGGAGCTACAGCAACTGGAGGTAATGGATCTTCAAACCCTGGTGGAAAAAATGGTGGAGACGGAGGTGCAGGAGCACCAAATAATATTTTAGGTTTAACATCTGCTACAACGTACGCCGGTGGTGGAGGTGGTGGAACTGGAGCTTGCGGAACAGCAGGTTGCGGTGGAGCTGGTGGCGGTGGTAAAGGAGGAGATTATCCTACATCTTCTCCTAAAACAGTAGCAATCGCAGGAACAAATAACACTGGTGGCGGTGGTGGTGGAGGAACCAGATCCGGCCCTGAATATACAGGTGCAGCAGGTGGTCCAGGTATTGTAGTTGCAAGAGCATCTTCAACGGCAGGAATTTATTTTACAACGTGCAGCACATGTGCACCGGTTACGTCAACTGATGGAGCTAATCAAATAGCAAACTTTAAAGCATCTTCTAATTTAAATATTTTAGACACAGGATGTGGTGTTGCATTTGATTACTTAGTAGTAGCTGGTGGTGGCGGTGGAGGAAATGGTTATGGTGGTGGCGGTGGAGCTGGTGGTTTTAGATCATCTTTTCCAGGTGGTACAAAAATATTTTTAAGTCCAGGACCTAATGCAATTACTGTAGGTGGTGGTGGCGGTGGTGGTACACCTTCAACAGCTTGTAATAGAGGTGTAAGTGGAAATGATTCAAATGTTGGATATATACACTCCACTGGTGGTGGAGGAGGTGGACATGGTGGTGACAAATCTGGTTTACCTGGTGGTTCAGGCGGTGGAGCAGCTGCAAGTTCTAGCCCAGGTCCTGGAAATGATCCACCATTAAGTTCACCTGCAGCACCTGTACAAGGATTTAGCGGAGGAACTTCATCTAACCCTAGTGCAACAACTGGAGGAGGAGGTGGAGCATCCGAAGCTGGACAAAATGCTACTACGTCTGCTTCAGGTAGAGGAGGTGCTGGTAGATCTAATTCAATAACAGGATCATCTGTTGCATACGCTGGTGGTGGAGGTGGAGGTAGATTTGCTGGACTTGGATCTGGATCTACAGTAGGAGCTGCAAGTCCATGTGGAACAGGAGGCGCTGCAGCAGCTGATAGTCCAGGAACTGCAAATGGAACAGCAGGAACTACTAATAGAGGAGGCGGTGGTGGAGCTGGCTCAAACGCTGGTGGACCTGGATCAAGTTTAGGTAATGGTGGAGCTGGTGGACCAGGAGTTGTAGTATTAAGAGCACCTGGGCCTATAGGTCCTTCATTAAGTGTAACACCAGGAGGAGCTAAATCAACATTACCAAGCCCTGCAGGTGGTTGTACAGTGGTTACATTTACAGCAACTGGAACGTTGACTATAAGTTAAAATTAAATTATAAATATAACTTTTAAGGAGTAAAAAAATGGCACATTTCGCAGAACTAAAAACAAAAGTAGATCCAACAGGATTTACATCAGATACACATCAAATTGTAGAAAGAGTTATTGTCGTAGGCAATGATGTTGAAACAGCAGCTGGACCATTAGGAAATAACGATATGCATCAAGATGGAGAAACATGGTGTATTAATTTTTTTAAAGGTGGTATTTGGAAACAAACTTCTTACAATAATAATTTTAGAAAACAATATGCAGGAAAAGGAATGGTTTATGATCCTGTAAAAGATAAATTTTTATCTCAACAACCTTTTGCTTCATGGTCATTAGATTCTAATGACGATTGGCAAGCGCCAATAACTTATCCAACAGTTACAAATGATGGTGCAGATCCATCAGTATGGGCTTACGTTATTGGATGGAACGAAACAAAATATCAAGCTGACAACACAACAGGTTGGGAAGCTACAAAAACTAACGACGAATCGGAAACACCTACCAAATATAATTGGAATGGCACAGCTTGGGTGTCCGAATAGGAGACTCAAATGCCAAGATCAAAAGTTGGCTCATCTAATGGTGGAGTAATTGGAAAAACGAATAAGACTTCGTTTGGAAAATGCACTGTTACATCTAAAAAAGCATCAGGGTGTATTACATTACAATCAGGAAGAACAAGAATTGTTAACGCTGTTATTGTAGCAGGTGGTGGCGGTGGTGGCTTAGCTCAAAACTGTAGTTCAGGTTCTGGTGGTGGAGGAGCGGGTGGTGTGGTTATACAACAAAATTTAAATGTTTGCGGAGGATCAACTATTCCAACTACGGTTGGTGGTGGAGGTGCTTGGAACGCAACTAATGGAGTAAATTCATCAACAGTTATAAATGGAACAACTTACACTGCAACAGGTGGTGGTAGAGGTGGTAACTGTCATGCAAGTCATAATGGAGTTGTGGGTGGATCTGGTGGTGGAGGTTTTGGAGGAAGAAATACTCCAGGCCCTGGTTTACCATCTGTTGAAGGAGATGGTGCAGCAGGAACTGCTTGTCAAGGAAACGCTGGTGGTGATGGAGATTATAATGCTCCTTTATATACTGGGGGAGGTGGCGGTGGAGCTGGCGGAACTGGTTCAGATGGAGCACCTGGTAAAGGTGGAGATGGTGGAGCAGGAACAGATATATCTCCATACATAAGCACAGCTGTTGGAGTTTGTGGTGTAGTCGGTGGTGGCGGTGGAGGTGGAGCTTTTGGTTCAACTTCTTTACCACAGTTAGGTTGCGGTGGATCAGGTGGTGGAGGTAAAGGTGGTCAAAACCCAGCCGGACCTGGATCAGCAGCTAACGTTTGTAATCAAAAAGGAACTACAAATACTGGTGGTGGAGGTGGTGGAAATTCAGCTGCAGTTGGTTCACAAATGAATTCAGGAACTGGTGGAAGTGGTGTTGTAGCAATAAAAGAATTAAGTAAAGCAAGTGGTGTGTGGTCACTGCAAAGTCAAATGGCAGCTAAGCAACAAGGAACATGGCCAGAGTTATTATTTACAATTGATTACTTAGTAGTCGCTGGTGGTGGAGGTGGTGGATCTGCTGCCTCAGGATCTGCTGGTGGTGGAGGTGGTGCCGGAGGTTATAGAGCTTCTGGATATGGTCCTTCACCTTTACAAGGTGGTGCTTTAAAATTAACAGCAGGAAACCACACAATCACAGTTGGTGGTGGAGGTGCAGGAACAGACGCTAGCACTCCAGGTAACAATGGTGCAACAGGTGGATGTGGAACTGTATCAACTATTGATTCAATAACAGCTGCTGGAGGAGGTGGTGGAGGTGGAGCTACCTCAGTAGCACAAGCTGGTGGATCAGGTGGTGGAGGAAGTGCAGTAGGAACAGAATTTTATCCTCCAGGATTTACAGGCACTGCAGGTGCAGGAAACAGCCCTTCAACAGATCCTCCTCAAGGTAATCCAGGTGGAACAGGTTGTACTTCTAGTCCAAACTCTGCTAACTTTGCTGGTGGTGGAGGTGGTGGTGCAACTGCCACTGGAACTAATGGACCATCGGGTGGAAAAGGTGGACCAGGTGGAGCTGGAGCACCAAACGATATTTTAGGACCATCTACAACATACGCTGGCGGTGGAGGTGGTGGTAAGAGAGCATGTGGAGCTGGCGGATGTGGAGGAGCTGGTGGAGGTGGAAAAGGTGCAGGTGCACCTGGAACTTCAGTTGCTGGTACATGTAACACTGGTGGTGGCGGTGGTGGAGCTGGTATAGGAAATACACCAGGTCCTGGTGGACAATCAAAAGGTGCAGCGGGTGGTCCAGGTATAGTTGTGGTTAGAGGACCAAGTGCAGTAACTTTTACAGGTAGTCCTTGTGCAGCGTTTACAGCATCAACTCACCCAGGTGGAGATAAGATAGGTAAGTTTACAGCTTCAGGAACATTGACTATTTCTTAAAAATAGATATATTATTTTTATGGTGGTAAAAGAAAGAATATGAATCTTACAAATTATTATTGGTATTTTCAATCAGCAATTCCTTCTAGGATTTGTGATGACATTGTAAAGTATGGTCATCAAATGCAAGATCAAATGGCAGTCACTGGTGGTATGGGTAACAGTAAAAAATTAAATCAAAAACAAATTAAAGATTTAAAAAAGAAAAGAGATTCTAATATTGTTTGGATGAATGATAGATGGATCTATAAAGAAATACAACCATACATTCATCAAGCAAACGCAAACGCAGGTTGGAATTTTGAATGGAATTTTAGTGAGTCTTGTCAGTTTACAAAATATAGAAAAGGACAATATTACGATTGGCATTGTGATAGTTGGGATAAACCTTATATTAGACAACATCCAAATGACCCATCGCATGGTAAGATTAGAAAATTATCTGTAACAGTAACATTATCAGATCCAAAAAATTATAAAGGTGGTGAGCTAGAGTTTGATTTTAGAAATATGGACCCAGATAAGAAACCTAATATTTTAAAATGTAAAGAAATACTACCTAAAGGATCTTTAGTTGTATTTCCTAGTTTTGTATGGCATAGAGTATGTCCAGTTAAAAGTGGAGAAAGAAACAGTTTAGTAATATGGA